ACGCGTTTCTGTACTTGTGTTTTGTCATCGGTGACGACGACCTTATCATCTGCATTGATGGAATAGCTCTGCCTCCAGTGCTTCACCCCATCCTGGCTTTCCTCCTCATAAATGAAGTAGTTGTCATAGACTTCAATAATATAGTGGTACTTGTAAGGCCCGTTATCCATCTGACGCCGCACATCCATGGCATCAACGTAGGAACGGAGTTGGTTTCTGGTTTCATCATGGCTTGCAGTGTTCACCATGTCGGGGCGGTAGTCCTCTTTGCTCTGGTTCACTGCGGGGCCAGCGTTCACTTTCAGCCGGTTCGCCCGTACCCCGCACCCATCCGCCCAGCTACATGCCCCGGTAGCGTCAGGTAGCAGCGCCAGGTGGTCGGGCTGGATAGCAGTGAGGCGGGTTTCATAGGCTTCATTATTCCAGAGGCCCGGCTCCATCACCTCTTCCCCGAACAACCCCGTGGACAGCTCCATCTCGACGCCGCGATCCAGTGAGTTGATCAACGTGGAGTGCTTGGCGGCAGCTTTCTTGAGGTCAATCATCACCTCTGCCTTGAGCTTGCCGTCCTCGAACCGGGAGTTGAGCAACTTGCCCACCGCCCACGCCGACAGCACCTCCGGGGAACCCGCGCTGACATAAGCGCCTTCCTGGTCCTGGGGGTGGTTGATGGTCACCGGGATGTTGTTCCAATGGGGAGCCGACGCCTCCAGCACATCGGTGGGGTACATGGTTGGTGCCCCGATTGCGCCGTGGTGAACACCTTCCACCAGGATCACGGAGGGGTAGACGGCATAATTGACGCCAGCGATGGTCTTGCGCTGGCCCTTCGCGGTGGCTTGTATCTTGAAAGTCGTTGAAAATCTTTTATCCATTTATTTTACCTTTCCTTGGCTTGCTAACAAATCTAACTCCTTCTGGAATTTCGCTAATTCCTTCACGTATTCTGTGCCATCAGTAACGAGGCGGGTCAAATAAACATTGTCTTGGAGTGTTTCGATGATTTCAAACCTGCTCCCCGGTAAAAGCATTAACTCCCTTATCCCTAAAACTTCAGAATACACCGCATGGGTGCCGGTAGGAAGTTCGACTTTGAAAACACCACCTTCTTCCCCATAAGCGAATGCCCGTTCTTGTTGGAATGCTGTTGACCGGGTACCCAAAGACGTAATAGATTCGCCGGGCTTCATACCTCTGAACTTGTCCCCGCCCAGCCCGAAATATACAGTCTCGGGCTCTCGCAGTTTGTATTTATCTTTTGTTGCGAACTCTTCCAAGCGATCAAGGTGCTTCAGAACCTCCTGTTTTTCCCCATCTGCCGCCATGTCCTTAAGAAACTCCCGATACTTGGGATTTTGAAGAGACTTCGCTTGGCTTGAAAGAGATAACGGCATATCTGAAGTATCTATAAACCCCGACTGATCATTTTTAATATCACCAACCGCCTCTGCAACAGGGGCTTTACTAACCCCAGGTAGATGTGGAAGACAAACACAACGGCAATTTGGGTGCCTTGGTATCATCCCTTCAATCTCGTCCAGCGTAAATACCTTGCCTTGCAGCGCCGAACAGATCGGGCAGACATTGAACCCCGCCGTGCTCCACTCGGCTTTCACTGACACCCCTTCAACCCCTGCGTTGCGGTACTCCTGGATGTTGGCGGAATGGTGTGCCCTGATAACCTCTGTCCTCGCCAGCGTCCTCGCCCTGGGCACGATGGCATCGACACGCTCATTGATTGTTCTTGCAAGTTCCCGTGGACCACGCCCCTCCGCGATACCCTGTGCCAACACCCGGCTGATCTGAGTATCCATGACGCCGGTGATGCCATTGAGGTCGCTATACGCCCTGGTGTAGATCAACCCCACCCGGTCGGCGTGAATGGGCTGGTTGAACGCCGTCATGATCGGATCTCTGAGCTGGGAGTCACCGAAACCTGGGATGTCAACGCCTTGATTCTTTAACTCCTGGCGGCCCCGGCGAATGCCCCGTTGGTATGCGGTGTCGATGTAAATGTTGGTCCAGGGTTGCTCAACTGCACCCCCGATCCTTGACTTCTGCACCATCTGGAGAACCCCGGCGGCTTCCTGCTCCGCTAACCACGCCATGAAGGCCTCTACCTTCGCGCTGCTGCGGTCGAAAGCGAACTGCCCAGGCTTGGCCGCCGCCTGAATGAAGAACGGCGTAGGGGCCGTTACACGCGGTTTTAAGCCGAAGCAGTCATTTGTGACAATCGAGGTGACAATCAGCTTCTTCAACGCGCCAAACCGCTTGTCCACATCAGCAACGAACTTCTTCCGCAGCGTAAGGGTGCGCGTCGGGTCCATTTGGAGGACGGCGTTGACGAGGATTCCCTTATCGGTGGATTGCTCGTTTATGTTGAGGCAGGCGTCACACATCGTCTTGCGGCCCCTCTTCCCCGGCCTGCCCTGCCTCAGCTTCCCTGTTCTGCTGTTCCTCTTCCCGCATATCTTCAAGAGCATTCTCTGCCCCGGCCAGCAACCGCTCCACCTGGGCGACATCCATGTCCAGCATCTCTTCAAAATACTGTTTCGGCGGAATCAACATATCCATGCCGGACTCAATGTATTTTGCGGTGGCCTCGGTGCGGGTCTTGCCGACCTCTGCCTTGTCTTTATTAGAGGGCGAGTTGAGGTCGGGCCAAATCACCGTGTATTCGCCGCCACCAGGGGGAGTAATCACACCGCACTCAATCAGCCGATCAATGACAGGCCGCAAAATGGTGGGCTCTGTCTCATCGAGGCGGCGGCTATCCAGGCGGTCGTTCCAATTGCTCTCATCCTGACTGCTTGCGAGTTCCCCGCGCTCACTACCCTCAAGAATCCGTTTGGGGATGCCGGAGGCGATGCTGATCATTGTGAGCTGCACATCGACATGCTTGGAGGGATCAGCAATGTCGGAGGCGAGCTTGTTGACATCCATGCCCTGGGTGGTGAGGTACCGCTTCATGCCGTGGACGTACTTGTCAATCTTCTCCTTCATGTCGGCGGCAGTCATCGTCATATCCATATCCGGGTCCGTATTGAACTGGAAGCCGGGGAAAGCCCCTTGCCAGAACATTTCGCCGCTGCCGCCCACAATCAGATCGAGGGACAGCAAACGGTTGTAGATGCGCTCCAGCTTGGGGGTGCCGTATGTATTGGATTCCAGCAACCCTTGTGCGATATGGATTACCCGGCTGTGATGCACGATCTTGGTCTGGTAGCTGGTGACATTCCCCGGCTCCATGATCTTGAGCTGGTAGGTTTCCGGGAGGCCATAACGGGGGCTGGTGTTGTCCTTGTCCCACGTCATGATCTCTGAGCTGCCCTCACTATATGGTTGCAGGTAGAGAAGTTCCGCCGCCTTCTTCAGCGGCTCACTCAACTCAAGGCCGTCATCCACACCAAGGAGCAACACCGCGTAGCTACCGATGCAAGACAACAGGTCGGCACGTCTGAGGAAGTGGAATAGTTTCTTCTTCTTGATGACTTCCTGGATGTCCTTTTCGAACTGCGTCTCTGTTTCTACGTCCTCAACGATCTCCGGCTTCTGCTCCCAGACACCGTTGACGGGGGCATCAATAATTCGTGCCGCGATATCGCCGCGACTATACTTTGCGAAGTAGTCCTCATAGCTGATGTCGAGCGGGTAGCCAAGGGCCTCGAATAAATCCCGCTTGCCGCCGAAGCTCTTCCCCATCCGGGAGGAGAGCATGGCGCGGGAGGCGATCACGGAGGCGAGGAGCTGCATCTGTGCCAACGCTTTCAAATCACCTTGACTTCCTCCGGTATTCACCCGGTTCCGCTTAACAACCATCGTTGGCCCTCTTCAAATCTTCGGGGGTGTTGACTTCCTGGCCGCAATCATCGACAACCGGGCAACACCGGATATGGATTCCGTTACCTAATGCGCGGAGTTGCTCCAGCCGATGTTCCTTCTCGTCCGAGGTCTGGTCCATGGATGACAACGCCTGCAACGCCCTGTTCCTGTAAGCGTAGACGCCGATGTGCTTATACCAGTGGCCCTCAGGAGAGATAAGGGATGGGCTGGCGTGCCTCACGAAGTGGGTTGCCTTTAAATCCGTGGTGAACCCTACCTTTACCACGTTGTTGTCGCGGAATTGATCGGAGCAACCCCTCATAAGTGTTACCGGGGTCGCCATGTCTGCGTCGGGGTGCTCCTCAAGGGCTTGAAGTAGGCGGACACCAATCTGCGGGGCGAAGAAAGGGAGGTCGCCTTGTACGTTGAGCACCAACCTGTCATCGCCCACCACCCGCGCCACATCCGCGACACGGTCTGTGCCGGTTTCATATTCGGTGTCAGAGATAAAAGCGTAGCCGCCTGCTTTCTCAATGACGGCAGCTATTGTTTCATCATCCGTTGCAACCACCACGGCCTCAACACCGGGAATCCGCATGGCTTGCTCCCACACCCGCTGGATCATGGTTTTACCATTGATGAGCGCAAGGGGCTTGCCGGGGAGGCGCTTGCTGCCGAAACGCGCCGGGATGATTACAATGGGTTTCTGATTCATTTGTCCGGCCACTCCCTCTGACGCCGACAAGTACGGGTACCGGGGCTGTCTGACTTATGCAAAAGATACCCGCGTCTTGCTTTCATCACCACATCCCCGCTCGTCTTGTCTTATTGGTGAGTTCATCGAAGGCATCAGCAGCGGCATCAATCTGATCGTCGTGGATGCCTTCAGGGAAATTCTCTGCTTCACTCAAGAATGCTTCATTCCAAGGGCCACGTACCAGCTTCACGTTGCCTGCCTGCGCCTGGGATGCCAGTGGGGTGGCTCTGTGCTCCTTGCTGCCTGTAACCGGGTAGAACACCACTGGGAAACCCGCCAGAGATGCCGTCAAGCTCTTGGCCTGGCTCTTACCGGCTTGGCCTGGGTCTTGGGGGAGTCTCACCTTTGTTCTGATGCCATCTTGGGTGGCTG